GGTTCTGGCTAACGCAAATACCTACCTTATTAGGACAAACCCAAACGGCATTGAAGAGATCATCGTGCAAGGATTGCCGCCAGTAGCGACTGATTCGTTGGGCCGCAAGTGGATTAGCTGGGTGAACACACACCAGACAACGCTTGCTGATATGGCTGTAAAAGACCGCTTCGTTTTTATCGGTACTGACGCTATGGGGATCATGCCGCAACTGGCTACGCCTGTTGGATTGCTTGAGCCACACAAGATCCAAGCTGCCTTAGCTGAATCAATACTTATTACCAACAGTCCAAAAATCCCTGATTGGTCGTTGGCCGCAGAACTAGTTATTTTTTCTTTTACAGTAGCGCTTGTTTGGAGCTTATTGCATTTTATGGGAATAACGTGGGGGATAGGATTAGCTGGAGTTTTAATGGCGTCTACGGGTTATTTAGGGGTTTATTTAATACAACAGGGAGTGTTAATAGACGTTACATGGGCGCTTATTAGCCAAGGTGTTGCCGGATCTGCTGCATTTTATCTTAGATTTAGAGAACAATATAAATTAAGACAGCTAATTAAAAAACAATTTGAACATTACCTAGACCCTGCACAAGTTAAGCGTTTACAAAAAGACCCTGATTTATTAAAACTAGGGGGAGAAAAAAGAAGATGTACTTTTTTGTTTACTGATGTTAGAGGATTCACTGCTTTATCTGAAATATTGCCGCCAGAAGAAGTTACCTTACTTATGAACAAAGTTCTTACTATTCAAGCAGATACAGTGAAATATTACGGTGGAATGGTAGACAAATACATTGGGGATGCAATGATGGCAATCTTTAATGCCCCTATGGATTTACAAGAACACGAACGGGTTGCTGTGTATTGCGCTAAAGAAATACAAGATAAAATAAAAAAGGCAAATTTAGGTGTTGCTATCGGGGTTGGGGTAAATACAGGAGAAGCCGTTATAGGCAACATGGGAAGTAATACTCGGTTCGATTATTCTGCGATTGGAGACGCAGTAAATACTGCGGCTAGGCTTGAATCAGCAACTAAAGAAGCGGGAGTAGATATACTAATAGGGGAAGAAACAGAACGTCATTGTGGTATACCGCTAAAACCATTAAAGCCTATGAAAGTAAAAGGCAAAGAAAAGCCTTTAAAAATATACACTTTCTGATATATAATCGAGACATCAGCCATTGTGCTGCAGTTTACGGGATGAGCTTTAACTCGCAAATACGTGTAAACACGCAGGGATAGGTATGGTTGGAGTAGATAAAAAAGCTTATGCGAAGAAAAAAGGAAGCCGTTCGGACTTCTATATCTACACGTCTAAGGGTAAAAAACAAAAAGCTAGGAGCAAATTCTAGTGTCTGTTGATATTGCTGACTTCAAATTAGCTGTGGCAAAAAATCAAGAAATTACTTATCAAGAAGCGTGTGAGTTTTTTGATTATAAAGAAAACAAAACAAAATTCCAAAACAAAATAAAACAGTTTGAAGAAGCGATTACTAAATACTGTAAAGACACTAATCAAGAAAAATTAAATAATCAAATAACAGGCCAGACAGAAGGTGCTGTTACGCATAACTTTGCAGACGGACAGTACATAAGACAAATAGTTATGCCTAAAGATTTAGTAGTCTCAACTAAAATACACACTAAGAACCATCCTTTCTTTATTATGAAAGGGGAAGCGTCTATTTATAGTGATAACGGTGTAGAACGTATAAAAGCACCGTACCATGGAATAACAGAAGCAGGGACAAAAAGAGTTTTACATATACATGAGGAATGTACTTTTATAACAGTCCACAGAACAGACTGTTTAACAATAGAAGACGTTCTGAATGAAGTTACTGTAGATGATTTTTGTAAATTGAAATTAAACGGTTTTGATATAAAACAAATAGACGATATTTTGGAACAAATAACATGACTATGGCAGTAATAGCAGCATCGATAGCAATTAACGTAGGTAGTAGCGTTATAACCTCTAAAATTTTAGGAGATGGTCCTACACGAATTGGTAGCGGCACTGCTCCGGCGGCAAGTGCCGGACCTGATATGCAAATTAATCCGATTCAAGGAAGCGGAGTCTCCGATTTTAAAGATTTTTCGTCTAATAAAGACCCTAAAGAAGAAGAAATGTTAGCGCAACTAATGCAAGCAGGAATTGATCCTGCTGATTTAAATAAATACGGTATTGCAGGAATGGCTGTTGGCGGTTATTTAAACAAAGCTCGTGGAGGACCTCTGTACCGTGAAGACGGTGGCGAAGTTAAAAAAGGTCTTGGAGGTTGGATGGACAACCAAGACCCGCTAGTTCAAGATGCTATAACAAGCGGTATTGGTAATATAGGTGAAGCACTGCTTAAAAAATTATTAGGTCTTGACGATCGTGAAGGAAGTTTTGTTACAACTAAGACTCTTCCTGGGAATTCAAACCGAAGACGTTCAGCCTTAGAGACGACTCCTGTAGAAGGTTCTTCTGTTATTTTTGCTAATGAAGGTTCAGCATTACAAAGACCGATAAATATGAATAAAGTTATTGAATCGGTAGCACAAGCTAATGCTCAGTCAGGTACACGCATATCCGACACAGATAGAGAGTTTTATTCACGACTTTTAGAAGGAGCTACAGAAACAGAAATAGTTAATTTTTTAGCACAAGCTCATAATCAGTCAGGTACACGCATATCCGACAAAGATTTAGAATACCACAGGTCTATGGTACAAGGAATGGAGAGTGGTGGTGCATTAAAAAGGCCAATGTTTATGCCTAACGGCGGGGCTATGAATGGTCCGGGCGGTCCTAAAGATGATTTAATCCCTGTAATGGCTAGTAACGGCGAGTACATGCTTTCAAAAGCTGCAGTAGATGCAGCAGGAAACGGCAGTCACGCTAAAGGTATTGCTAATTTAGAAAAATTTAACCAAGCAGGCAACAGACGATATGGCTAGTAGAGAAGACCAAGAATATTCAAGTCAAGCTCCTGCCCCCTATATAGGGCAATTTCTGCAACAGGGAATATTTCCGTATGCCCAACAGTTCTTAGACCAACAGTTTCGAAATTACGGAGAAGCTGATTCAAGTCCGTTTACATACACAGGACAAAGAGTAGCCGAGTTTGACCCTAGAGAACAGTACGGCATGCAGCTGGCTGATTCTGCTATTGGCAGTTATAGACCTTATCTAGGACAGCAATCAGGACTATTAGACAGAGCAGCACAAGCAACGCAACAAGGGCTTTCTGGTGGGCGCACTCTTGCAGAAAGTGCAGAACAGACGGGTAGAGGTTCTATCCAAAGTTTTGACCCTAACTCTGCCCAAAGTTTTTATAACCCTTACGAACAAGACGTTGTTAATCAAACAATGAAAGATGTTCGAGAAGGATTAGCTATAGGCGATATGGGACTGCGAGACGAAGCCGTTAGCAGCGGAGCTTTTGGCGGTTCTCGATCAAGAATGAGACGAGGTGAATTAGCAGCGGATACTGCACGAGGAGCCGCAGAACAAATCGGAGCTATAAGAAATCAAGGTTTTACTCAAGCTCAAGAGCGATCTCAATCAGCGTTTGAAGCACAGCAAGCTCGACAAGCCGGATTAGCTAGTTTACAGTCAGGCTTAGCGGGAGACGTAGCTAGTATGGGAGGTCAAGCAGGAACTGGTCTTAGCAATGTTGGCAGTCAGTACGGTACAATGGCAAATGCGTTGCCAGCGCTACAACAACAAGATATTGCATCTCAAATGGGTATGGGAGGCTTAGGTCGTGGGCGAAATCAGTCGCTAATGGACTTAAATTACCAAAACTTTGTAGGTCAGTACAACTTACCTATGCAAACTTTACAAAACGTTGGTGCGCTTACTGCTTCTCTTGGCCCAATGGCCGGAGGTTTTGGTTATGCGGGAGGCGGTTCAGATATTCCTACCAAATTTAACCCATCAGGAGTTATGCCCGCTAGCCCTGACTATGGTCAAATCGGCGGTGGTGTAAACCAGCAATTTGCAGGAAACGGTCCGAGCATAGGCAATACTTTTGCAGGAGCTAAATCATCTTTCGGTCCTGGGACTAACCCACCTTCTCAATCATCTTTTGGTTTTCAGACTAACCCAACTTCTCAGATGCCGCAAAATCTGTCTCCTGTCAACCCGATGGCACAACAAATACAAGCTGCTTCAGGTGGTTATCTTAGCCCCGGTAACGGGAATAGACGCTATACGTCAGGATTAGGCAGTTTAGCTAGTAGACGTTATTAGAGGACGATATGGCTAACGGTAATACAAGTGCAGGACGATATCTCGCTTTTCCAACTTTTGGAGGCGGAGGCGGTGGCGGAGGAATTACGCAGGTAAAGCTCCCCGCAGCACAGATGAGGTTCCCTACGGCCCGTGGGCCCGTTAGACGGGCACCTGAGCCTACCCTTAAAGAAACACTAGCTCCCTTCTTGCCTATAGCTCTTGAAGGTATTGGAAGTTTGCTTAAAAAAGACCCTGAAAAATTAACAGATGAAAAATATTTAGCCGATCTTGGCGGTTTATCTGACGACCCTACTGTAGAAGCTATGCAGGGTAATAAAAAGAAATTAGCTAGACTAGAAGCGTATAAACTGTATGGAGAGCCAGAAGAAAAAGACGGTTTTGGTTTTGATGACATTTTAAGTATGGTGATAGGTAGCCAAATGGGAAGGGGCGCAGCAGATTATGCAGCTAGTTCTCGAGCTATCGACAAAGCTAAAGAAACTTCTAGGCTAACTAAACAAACAAACAGAGGAAATTTTCTAAATACGGCACTTAAAGATGTAAACAACTTACAATTTGCAACTTTTGTAAATACAGACTCGGCTAAAGTAGGCGTTGACGATCCTCGAACAGGTCTTTTTGATCCTGCTGGTGAAGCTTATGTCATGAATGATGACAAAACAGGGTATACCAACATAAAATCTCTTAAAGGTAATTGGATAGAACAAAATTATACGCCAACAAGTCCTTTATCTGATCAAATGAGAGACCCTAGACTTGTAGAACTAACCAAAAACAGAACAGCGCTCGGCGAAAAAGACAACGCATTAATAGGAACAATGACGCTTACTAACGAAATGGTTAAAATGCTTGATAAAGGTATAGCAGACCCTGAACAAAATCCATTAACTACAGTAACTAGTATTGGTAACTTTTTAAATAGTGCGAAAGCTAACGCAAACCAAATATTGTCTTTTATGGGTAAGGGAAACGTATCGAATGCTTTTGCTACCGCTGAAGATATACAAGACGGAATTGCAGGGTCAGACGGTAGAGAAGGTTCTGGTCAACTAGCTCAACAATTATACAACGCTGTTAGTTCAGGCGATGACAACCAAATGAAATTAGCTATGGCTGCTTTTGAAGAAGGCAATGAAGGAACTAACTTTGAAAGTCTTTTAGGAGACATGGCATACAGCGATGTTAGAACTAGAGCGACCATGCTACAGTTAGCTTATGCTGCAGCAGCGGCTAATGGACAAACAGGTAGAACATTATCGGATAAAGATTTAGCGTTTCATTTACAAATGGTTGGTTTTGGTGCTACTCAAGACGCACAAACAGCTAAAGATAATATTTTATCTTTTGTAGACACCTTAGTTAGACAAACAGATAACGTAGTAATGGGAACTATTTCTCAAAACAGATTAATGTCAAATGCGTATCCTTTAGATAATGATATGTTTACTAGTATTATTTCAGGGTATTGGGAACCTCCTGTAATAAACGGTGAAAGAGATTTTACAAAGCCAAGCGAATATACCTTTAAAAACTTTTACACCCGTTTCGGTAAAATTCCTGATGTTGTACGATATAAAAAACATACAAGACGTTCAGGAACTATGTTTGATCCTAGCAGTAACACGAGCAGTGGAACTGTTAATTCTAGTACTTTTGTTGACGACGATCTAGACGCTGTTAGCGGTCTCTACTAATAATGGCTTCTGTTACCCAACAACAAATGAATGAATTTAAAGCTGCCCGAACAGCGGCAGCAGCGCGGTTGTCAGAACAAACTTTAAAAGATAATCCTAATCGTACTTTTGGTTCGATACTTGCTCCATCAGAGTTAGACATACTGGCCCAAGTATTTGATCCTAAAGTAAATCAAATGGCTCAAAATATCTTTGACGATGAAGATTTACAAAGATATCAAACTGCAAGAGAAGTAATAGGTGAAACTAAACTTAAGACGTACAACAGACCACCTTTCGACTACAATGTAGCTGACAATTATTCTGACTATCAACAAAGGTTAGATACGTACAACACTTCTGAAGCAGTGCGGCAAGAGCTTGAAACATATTTTCCGACACCAGAAGACCAAAACCCTGTTTACGGGTCGGATCCACAGTCTCTATTTCTTAGAAGTGAAGTAGATAAAAATTATAAACCTATTACTCCTATTGGGCTTAATGAAAGCATAACGATAGCTTCATTAGGTTTTGATCCTAGACCTGAAAACCAACTAAAAGTTGATTCGGGGGATGCTGATCGTTCGTTTGACTATTTAGCATCACTTGCGCCTCGTAACATGACTATAGAAAATTGGAAATATCTTGGCGATAAGTTTGGTTTAGAAGGAGATTATATATACGTTGAGCCGAACAAAAAAGGAAGCAGAGTTGCTTTTAGGGCTAAAGGTCAGGACGATTATCAACTAATAAACTCTCCTGAACTAACAGAAACAGATGTTTATAACATTTTGATGCAAGAAGCCCCTGCGCTAGTAGGAGATGTAGGAGCATCTGCGTATGCTGCATCTAAACTGTCTACTGCGACAGGGCTAAAAGGAACGTTGCCTGCAAAAGCATTAAAAGTATTAGCGCTTTCGGGAGCTGCAGGTCTTGGCGCTAGTTTTTTTGATCTTGTACGTTTGTTACACGGTAGAGAACAAGGAGCGCATGACTTAAATAGTTTAGACCTGCTAAAAGAAGCAGGAATAACAGGTGCTTGGGCTTTTGGAGGAACGGCTGTAGTAAGTTCAAGTGCTATGCTTGTTTCTAAAGTGTGGAAAGCAATTACAAAAAGTGACGTTCCTCCCGAAGTATTTGAAGCTATAGATGATGCGATGCAAGCTGCAAAACAGGCAGAAAAGTCAGGTACAAGTGCGGCTACTCCGAAACTGCTTTATGGGGACAACATAACAGTAACACAAATAAATGATCAACTAGCTTTATTAGCTGAAAAATTTGGGGATGACCTTGGTTCTTATAATCCAACTTTAGCAACACGAGCGGGTACTCAAGGTGCTTCTGATTTAGAAACAGTGTTTTTAAAATACGCTGATGATCCTAAACTAGTAGAAGTTTATCAACAAATTAAAAATGGTAACCAAGAAGTTATAGATAGTTTTGTTAGAATAATAGTTGATAAAATTGGGCCATCAACCTCAAAAGCAGCGGATGCAACAGGGGCAGAGCTAGGACAAAATCTTAGAGTATTAGTTCAAAAAGATATTGATCTTATTGAAGATCAAATGGGCACAATGCTTAATAAAGTAAGAAATCAAGTAAGCCCAACAGAGGTAGATTCTGCGATTGCAGGAGAAACTTTATTAAAACAAGTAGAGAGTCCTAATACGTCTAGTCTTCCTATTTTTAAAAGAACACAAACAAGATTAAGAGAGCTTAGATACGAATACACAAAGCCTTTTAATGATGCGTGGACAGCAGTGGTAAACAGCGAACGTTACGCTAAGTTAAGAACAGGAGCAGGAAAAACTAAAGGACCTCTTAACGACTGGAGAAACGCAAGCAGAGCGCAAGCAGACGAACTTCTTAACTCTGCTAATGCAGATGAAGCAGTTGCCGAATTATATAAGCTGATTCCTGAAAATAGTAACGATACTATACGAAGGTTAGCTGGTAGAGGAGAAGGCGGTAAGTTTGAAAATCCTGATTTTTCGATAAACGAACTAAACATGGCTAGAGTTAGACTAAACGAGTTTGCTAGTGACTTGCCTGAAGGTAAAGAAGGCATTAAAAAGTTAGCTAGAAAGTTAGAACGCGGTTTAGAAGAACAAATAAATGTTTTAGTAAGAGAAGGAGCTTCTCGTGCATCAGATATACCGATGACATCAACGGCTAAGTTAAGTGAATGGATACAAAGTACCGGATACGGAGATGATTTAATACAAGCATGGGGCGCACAAACCGACGCACTAAAGCTAGCTAACGGTGAAAACATACTTTCTTTTGTACGACAAAATCGTCCTGAAGCAGTAGCTGAGTTTATATTTAGCACCTCGTCTAAAGGAAGTAAAAAGAATTCAGTAATGACCGATTTAATGACTCTATTAGAGAAAAATGGTGCAGATGAAATAATAGATATACAAAACGGTCTTGGTGCGTACATAAAAAGAGAAATTTTAGACAATCCGGATATACCCGCAAACCAAGTAGCTAGGGTATTTAGAAAATTTGTTAAAGACAATGAAGGAACTTTACGAGCTGTTTTTAAAGATGACTATTCAACACGATTTGGCAACGCTAATCAGTTTAAACGACTTGTTAAAAAACTAGACGATAGAAATGAAAGTATATTAAAGTTACAAGCACGTTTTGGCATGGCTAAACAAGGCGATCCGGATAGGGTAGTAACTAATATTGTTGAAAGTATCTTAGATACCGGAAAAACCCAAAAACAATCTGGGCGTATAGCAGAAGATATTCAGTATCTTGTTGAAATTACTAAAGGTGATGAAGTTTTACAAAAACAAATAGCCCAAGTTACTAAAAGGTGGCTGTTAGACAACGTTGTAATTCCAAAACAAGGTGGGGGTTTTACACTAGATGCTGTTGGACTCAGTAATTTATTAAAAAAAGGTTTCGGTCCTGAAGAAATTGTCGGTCCAAAATTAACTTTTGATAGTTTTTTCCTTCCTTTGCTCGGTAAAGATGGCCCAGAGCTTCTTAAGAATTTGAAATTTTTAAATAATATGGTTCAACGAGAAGTTGGTGTAGAGTCTTCAGAATCAATTGCTAGAGCTATTAAAGCTGGTGAATACGGTGCGGGCAGTACTATAGAAGGAGCTCAGTTGATACAAAGATTTTTAATCGCTCCTTTATCAATAACGGGTAGACGAATAACAGCGGCATCACGTAGACAAATAGAAAACTCTCGTAAATTTATTGGTGAGATGCTAGTAGATCCAATACTTTTTAAAAGAACTATGGATATGGCAAGAGGAGTAGAAAACAGACAACGATTTATACGTTTTTTAACTTCTTATGGCACTATTTATGTTCGCGATATAGGCAACGAAATGCAGTATTACGACACAACAGATAAAAAACAAAAAACTCCGTCTACTGAAAACGAACTGTATGACAAATACATTAACCGATTTTATGACTATTTTTATGGACAAGAAACCTAATGGCTATGTTTGACGAATATCGAAACGATATGGGAAGAACTAGAGAAAGATTTAATCCTTTTTCAAAAATATTCTCTAATCCGCCTCAAGTCTTTAATCCGCCTCCGCCTCCGGAAGCGTTAGAAGCTCTTATAGCTAGAAAGAACGCAAACGATGCTACAAGTAAAGCTACTGACCAGTACGAAGCAGACGTTGCTGATTTTAAAAACACCGAAGCTACTGAGCTAGAGCAGGGGATTGCTGCTTTGCCAATAAGCCCTGCGGTTAATAATAGTCCACAAAATGTTGAAGAGACGTTTAACCCCTATGATTTTATTACTCGTTCTGATAATAATTATATGAGCGAGAATTACACCATCGGACCACAACCCGGACAGCCATACTTTGGGCCGGGAAACTATAGTTTTGACGATGTAGGAAATTATCCTCTTTCTCCTTACCATCCTGATTATGTGCCGTATGCTGCACCAACAATGCCCGATATAATGTACCCAACAACTTTGCCTGGAGGAGCTCCATTTCCTCCTGGACATCCTAATTATGTGCCCGGAGGAGAAGATTTAGAGCCTGCTCCTCCACCGAATACAAATCCTCGAAACCCTTATACGGGAGCGCCTATGCGAAATCCGTATCAACCGTATCAATCGTCTCAACCGTATTCAACGGATAGCGGGGCAGAGCCTTTAATGAAGAGGATAAATCCTGAAGACTTTGGTAATGCTCCAGTATTTAGACCAAACGATAATTTACAACCTCTGCCTAGCCCTACTGCTGCTGCAGGAGGCGGGTATTTAAACAAAGGTATCTCTCAGTTGCCCATGAATGGACAAGGTGATACACTAACGACACAGGTATTCCAAAGCGGATTCCGACCAAGGAGATAACATGCCCGGCATAGAAGATTTAATGAATTTAAGAACACAAGGAGGCACAGCAAACGTGCCCCCTATGCCTCCTCAGGGAATGGGCGGCGGAATGGGTGGCCCTCCTCCAGGAATGGGTGGCCCTCCTGTAGGAATGGCTAGCGGTCCTTCTGTAGGAATGGGTGGCGGAATGGGTGAAACTCCTGTAGAAATGGGGGGCGGAATGGGTGGCCCTCCTGTAGAAGAAGCTGTTAATGTAGAACAAGACTCAGCTATGTTAGCGGAAGCTGTTGTAGATAGAACACAAGGCGATATAGGCGCAGCGATTGCTGTTTTAGATAATGCTAAAGCTATGCTTATGTCTAGTGCTGAAAGTAGTCAAGACCCAATGATGGCTAATATGGGAAGACCTCTTATGAGAGGAGACGGTGGACCTATGTATGCTAATATGGGAAGACCTTTGTATCGTGAAGACGGTGGTACTATGGCTGACGATGATGTACTACGGCAAATGATTATGGACAATCTACAAAAACCTGAAATACAAGAACAAGCTATGGCTAATGTTATGGGTCAATCTGGTGGCCGTATGTCTAATAGAGACCGAGCTATAGCGGATTTAATGAGATTTAATCAGTCTTAACTAATCCAATTTTTCCATTTTTCGTCGCCTAAAACTTCTTGAGCTAGGTCTAATTTATTTCTTAGAGCTTTAACGATTTTTTCGTCTACAGTTCCTTTAGCTACTAAATCAATATAAGTTACTTTATTGGTTTGACCGATACGATGAGCGCGGTCTTCCGACTGTAATCGTTTTTCAAGGTCGTAGTTATTGCTGTAGTATATTACGTTGCTGGCTTCGGTAAGCGTTATGCCATACCCTCCTGTTTGGGTATTGCTAATTAAATATTTAAGTTCTGAGTCAGGGTCTTGAAATCTTCTTATTATTTCCTGACGTTGATCGTCTGGAGTTCCGCCATAATAAGTAGCGACACTGTCGACCCCTGTTATATTGTGTAATGTTTTTAGTATTCTTTTTATATCGTATTGATAGTTTGCCCAAATAATCGTTTTGCCCTGTACTTCTTCTAGAATGTTTATTAACTCGTCTAAGCGATTACTTTTTACTTCAACTTCATCTCCGCTATCGTTTCTAACGAAACCACAAACTACTTGGTGCAGTCTTAGTATTTGTGTTAGAACCGAAGTAACACTAACTAATTCTTGTGAGTCTAGTTCTGCTATAGCATGGTCTTTAAGTTCTTTATAAACTTTCTTTTGTTCTGTAGTTAATTCTACTTCTCTTTTTTGATATACTTTATCTGGAAGGTCTAAGCATTCTTTTTTAAGAACTCGGTAAGAAAATGTTTTTACATTATTAGTTAGTTCTTCTAGATGGTGATACCCAACAACCTGTCTAAAAGTTCTTGCCCCCATTTTTCTATTAATTAGTTTTGCGTATCTGTTTTGAAACGAATAGAAAGATGTGTACCCCAGTAGGTGTGGGGATAAAAAAGTGCTTTGACTGTACAAATCTAGTGGCGATTGAGTAACTGGAAAACCCGTTAAAATTCTACGGTATTTACTATTAACCGCTAATTTCAATAAATTTTTGGTTCTTTGTGCTTTCGGGTTTTTGATTGTAGTAGATTCGTCAACCGCGATTAAAACGTTATGAGCCAGTATAAATTTATCTACAAAAGCTACGCCTTTCTTAGTGCTAAAAGCTTCTACGTTAATA